CTTTTGCGAACTTTTGTCTAAACACTCATGTTGCATCTATGTAAACAGATGTTTATTCGAGTTAAAAAACCTTTTTCCTAGCTGGCCATAAAGGTCAGTAGGAACTTAGGAAAAGAACTCAAATTATTAAGTTCTCGCCATTTTCTCTGTGGCAAGGCCTACGCAGATGCATGTAGAAAAAGTATACTGCATATGTGCAAAGCCATGGCTCTGCGTAGGCACCTTTACGGCAGGAGGGAGAGCTGCCTTGATTGCATGATCATTGCAATGGCAGACTCATCCTCTTCGGTCACCTCGTAGTCGAGGATCTCTTTTAGTGATATAGATGTTACATCACTTTTAAGTGCATTCTTACGAACAACACTCATAAATTTCATCCAGCACGCATTTTGGTGCGTGCCAGGTTTGAATGTATTCGGGTGACAGCCGAACAAATCCACAATGTGACCCCATCGATCATAGGGGATCCTCACTTCGTTAACCATAGTGTTTGTTGGTACTAGAAGTCGGTCAAAGAGAGATCTCTCGACCATGGATTTATTCATACGGGCCCAAATACGGGCTGGGATGTTTTCCAGCGCAGATCCGTCGCCTCCGATAAAATCTCGGGCTTGGATAAGCAAAGATCCAAAAGTTGGATCTTGTATCTCATTCTGAACAATTGGTTTCAGAAAATTGATGAAGCGTGATACATCGATAGGTCCACTAGCAGATGGCTGATTAGCGGAATCGGAATCACTTTTGTTAATAAGCTTACCTCCAATGTTTTTAATGGCATCGAAGATAGCTCTTCCAGCTGATATTCCAGCGCTGATGGTAGGACCACCTAAGGCTTGTAAAGCCGAAGTTGCTATACTAAGTATGTCTCCCAAACCGAATGCGAAAGCAGCGGCTTCATCAACCATATCTCCAGGGAGACTTACATGGCTGATTTGACCACTAATCGTCGTCGGTAAACGGGTTTCGATAGTATAATAACCTAAGCTTGGACCTAAGTTACCTTCACCAGTGGGAATAATATGAGCATTACGCTCAAATTTCTGAGCGATAGTACTCACTCCTCCAGTTCCTGATTCGTCTGGAGCTACTGCAAGGTTCAATGGTACTGTTACAATTGAGCCAACAGGTAATACACCGTTCCAAATCTCAACCGCGAAATCATCTTGGTCGATATCTTCTTCGAATGCATCACCTGCATTAATCTCACCTTCATAAGATCCAATACCAGCATAAGGGGTTACCTTATCGGAAGTGTCGAAAGTATTTCTACCCTCATCATCTCCATGATATGTAAAACCAATGATAGGTTCATCATTAAGAACTTGCAGATCTTTTTGTTCTACAAAGTCATTAAACTGCTCTACTAGCCAGCCTAAGACTCCTGTATCAGGACGAGGTTTCGTCGGAACGTCAAAATAAGTACTACCTACTTTGTACAGTAATCGTACACTAACATCAGCTGTTTCAGATGTTCGGTTAAAACCAGTGACGCGATATCTCCAATCTACCACTGCTTCATCTGTTCTTAGAAACCGGTTGTTGTAATACCGAGGTCTAGCTTGGGCTTGCGCTCCAGCAAAGTATCTTGGTATTAAATCAAGTTCTTTGTTTCCTCCAATTTCGACGATGTATCGAGAGGAGTCGTTTCTAGAATCTTGGAATTCCACAACCCCTGAAACTGATGGAGGACGAGCAATTACAATTTTCGCTCTCATTGTTCTGACATAACCAGCAATGTTTGATCCTGAAACCCACACATTTCTTCTGTAGGCTTTGCTAATATTCTCACCTTTTCCAGTAAGATTATAAGGATTAACAGATAAATTCTGCCATGACAATAGGTTGTCAGTTCCGATCGTAAAAACTCCGGCTTCAAACCATCTTGTCGATGGTAGTCCAATCTGATTTCGAGTAGATCTACTATCAGATGGAACTTCAGGTTTTCCTGCTGGCCTCTCGGCTTCGGGAGCTAGCTCAATAGCTGGCGTTGAGTCGAGTTGAATTTGTTCGGCAATGTCACCAACACCTTCAGCTTGAACTTCTACAGTAGGTTCTTCTCCTGCATGAAATTCGATAGGTTCCAGATCTTCTTCAAGTTCTGGAATTGATTGTGGGACAAACTCTAATCCAGGAACGGAAGCCCATTCAGTGCTCGCTGGAACTTTCGTATTACAGCGAACATTCAAGCAAGCTTGATAAACAGTCACAGTTAACGGAGTGTTAACCTGATCTGTTGTGTTGTCCTCTACAACTCTCAAGGTAATGGCTCCTCCGCTCTGTCCAATGCGACCTGAATCGCGTGGCACAATAGAGAGATCATTACTCCAAGGCACATAGAATGCGACGGTGTTGCAACCTGCTGGGCGGAAACGAACTGAACGAGTCTTCGTTTGAAGATCAATCTCCGGAGCAAAAACTTCAACCAAAACACCAACACCTAAAGGTGAGGGAATATGGACAATCCAGACGAAGTCTGCATGTACATTTCTATAGAGATTAATCAAAACTTGTTGTTCTGGTGTAACTCTAGGTTGCAAAACAATAGCGGTTCCTATTGCGGGCAAAGCAACTGTTCGTGGAAGGAAAGCTGCAAAAGCATCTCCTATATCAGCTTTACCAAAAACATGCATTGGCAACTTAACGTTCCTTTTCTTACGTAAAGGATAGGCTTGAAAGTCATCATGGCATGCTGGCGTTCTTATGTAAATTGGTTCCCCAACTTCGGAAATAATATTTCCATTATCCAATGAAGGATCTCTACCCACTCGGGGTAATGTGGTAAACCCGCTACGTAAGCAGCGAGGCATATCATAAATCTTAATTTCTTGGGTCGAATTCATATTTATAAAGTTGTAATATATCCCTCTATGGGATTTGTATTATTAACCGAAAATGACAGTCGGCATGGGCCTTGTATCATAGGATAATTATACCTTCCATTCACTGAGAATAGATCAAATGGAGCGGCTAGATAAACCGTTCTTTGAGTCGAAGTTCCATCTTGAGAACTTAAGACATTAGCAGAATAACCTACAGCAGCATTTATCAATGTTGATGTGCTTCCAGAATAGTTGATTCTATAGAAGTACGTAGTACCAGGTACCCCGCCAGTTCTATAAGTAAAGATATACTCATTTCCAAGGCGAAGCTGCTGACTGCGAGCTGCTGTTAACTCCAACGTCAAAACTCTGCTTGTTAAAGCGACCATTTGTTGTTGAAGAACTGAAACATTAGTTTCCAAGAGGTTAATTCTTGAGTTATAACTATTAACAAGAGTTGTCAAATTATTAACTTGCGTTGTTAGAGAATTAACTTGACTCTCTAAATCAGAAACCAATACTTCAATTGGAAGAACAGCTGCTGATAAAGTAGCCACCTCTTGCTCCAAGTTAGAAACTTGAAGTGATAGGGGAGCGACTGCTAAGTTAAGAGCAGTCACTTCGGAATTCAAAGAATCCAATTGAGTATTTACTGCGATGAAAGATGCAGTTGTACTCGCTTGATTAGAGTCAACGATAGAACCTAACTGTCTAAGCTGGTCATTAACTTCATCTAAACGCACATTTACAGCATCTAACTGTATTGCTACTTGAGGTACATCAAGCGCATCTAAAATCTCAAAGAGAGTTTTACCAGACTCAAAAATCAAATCACCTATTTGGGTGCTCATCTTGTTCCTGTATAATAAATCTTATTGATTCACGATTGCGCCTAATAGACTCAATCACTGCATCATATAATCCATATAAACAGATTATAATGATAGCTAATACAATTATTTCTCCAAAGTACATAAATGGGAATTATTTTGATAGTATCTAGCTAGATACTTGCGTTTCGCCACTTCGTAGCTCACACTTAATAAAGAAGCTAATGCTCCTCTCAGATCTTCGTCGTTACATTTTCCTAGTTTCAAACGAAATTCGTCATAGTAATCCTTACCGTGCAACAACGCTTCAAACATCGTTTGCTCAGCAAGATTATACCAAATCTCATGTTCAGCTGTATCAATTTGTGTCCACACAAAAGGGGACTCGATTGATCTCTGTAAAAGCGGGGCAACTATTAAATTTTCCCACTCAACAATCCCTCTTTTCAAGAATTGAGCTTGATCAATGGGGCAGAATTTTCGCTCTATCCCGTCTTTAGCTCCAGGTGTTATGATATGTCCTATCGAACTCATGACTTCCTTAGCGGTGAAATAATTATATTTCTCTGCATACTCATCGGAGACTGATTCGATTTTATCATCTCCAAAGCTCACTCCAGAAACATTGTTTCGAAACTCGCTCAAGTCGTCAATACCTGTAGTTTTAATCCAAGTATAGTATGACAATATGTCATTGCAGATACAATTGATAACAGTGGTTAGATATTCGCCACTTTTGTTACCTCTTTCTGTCATATAGACTGTATCATAATCAACAACATATGTCTTTATTGATTCCAATTCAAGAATTGAGCGAGCTGTATCCCATTCGTCAGGAGCTTTAGCCACTATAACCTGTCTGATTATTGAAAATGCTGCATGCATTAGTTCACTATGAAGATGTTTATCATAGTTAGAAAAATCCATATCGAATACATTAGGATGGCGATTTAGATGTTCATAAATCGCTTTCCATTGCAACGAATGTGGATTGACTCCAACTGCATGGTTCAACTTCAAAAAAGCTTGTGAATAAGCTTCTTTGAAGTTTCCAAACAATGCTGCATCGCATATCACTTTATCAACTGGGATACAGTGAAAAACACGAGTCTTTGCATTTTCAATGGCTGAGATCTTAATAACAGCGTCTTTCAATTTAGAGTTGCTAAGAGATACAAGTCTCTCTCCCTGATTAGCACTAAGCAACTTCTTTACTACTCTGCTTTTCAAGCGTGATCCATTCACATCATCTATGAACGAGATATAGCCATCTTCATTTCGCAAGAAGTGCTTTTTCTTAGAGCATCCAGGAATCTCATTCCATGGCAAACCACTCGCTTTATCGAGCTCCATACCTGTACAGAATGAATTCTCTCGATCACCGTTTAAGCCAAGCTCAAGCAAGCTTTCCATGTCAGTTGGAGTTGTTTTTATATGACCGATTTTGTTAGTCATCTCAACTGTCAAATGTTCAACACATTTAGCAAGAACATCTTTATCCATCGGAGGAAGATCAGAGCACATCACACTGTTAGGTATGAGTAATAAGCTCTTTTCTCCTAACCCATTCCTAGGAACTTCAATCTTTATTCTCGAATCGTTTCCATCGAGAGGACCAGGTTGAAGCTGTTCTTCGAATTGTTCGTGGAAGGGACTATATTTCCAATGAGCTAAAGACTTATCACCTGCTGGCTTGGTTTTAAACTTGTATTTTCCTAAGAAAGTACATTGAGGACCAAAAGGTAAATCTGTTGGCAGACCATCTACTATTAGCTTGCGGAAAGAATCTTCTTCCGCCCCGTGTTGAGTAAACAACCGGATATCCTCCTTTCGAAGAATGGCAGCATACCAATTTGAAACTGTACCGCCACAATGAAAACCAATAATCTTTGATTGATATCGATCTCTGTATGAGAGGATTAAACCTCCACAATCACCTTTTCGGGCCAATGAGACACTCATATTCAATTGAGATATCTTCACGAACTCTGTCAATTGAGATGTTACAGAACCCTTAGCTCTTATGAACTTAGTTTTTTGACCTTCAATCGAAACACGTCCGATAGCTAACGCTGGAGCAGATGGTAGGAAACATAAACATGACTGATCGTCTGTTATCTCTCTCCAATTTTTCTCATCACAGAGATATGGTTCGATAGATCGGAATCTATCAACCATGGAAGCCATCATACTACATTGACTTCTTATGCCCTTGGACATTAACACAGATTTAAATCTGTCTTTATTAATGATACGCGCAAATCCAATGTCTCTTACGAGATCTGTAGATTCGACGTGACAGATCTGATATCCTTGTAATGTTTTGCGATTACCCCATCGCCAGAATCTGACGTATTCACCAACTTCATACACATGGGCATTAAAGATAACTACGTCATAGTGACCTATTCCGAAAGTCATTCTTCTAACCTCAGCTGAGTCAACATCACTCATATCTGCGATAGACATGAATACTTGATGTTTTTCAACTAATGAGTTCATTAATGTCATAGACTCATCTGCTCCATGCGGATCGAATATTTCATTTGTTGAGACTTTAGTGATTTTCTTCAGTCCTTTAATATCTTCAGCGATTGCACTCAACTCTTTGAGTTCTCGTTGTATAAATTTACGTGGTAGACCTTGAATAGTCGTGGTTAGACCTACCAAATTAATTTTAAAATGATAAACATCATCTATAAGTCGGCAGTAGATTTCTCCTTGCCAATCTGCTACTTTGAGTTTCTCTAATCGCTTTAGAAAATTTTCATGTTGTTCACGAATTTCTGCTTCGCTACCAACTAAATTATAGCATATTTCTACGCCATAACAATCATCCCTATTTATAGTGATGGGAATACGTTTAAGACTTCTCAATTCTGATTTTTCATTCAAGAAATCTTCTGCTTCAGTATTACTAGCTACAATATGAGAATTCTTATTTCTCACGAAGTCGCAGTATTTTGCTTCAGGATCTTCGTCCAAAAGATCGAAACAGTATTCTAATGGCTTACAACCGTAAAACGATTGCTTATCATTACATATTCCTATCTTTGTAAAAGTCTTGCCTTTCACTTCGACGTCATAGTCTTGTTCTTGACATTCTTTTTCACAGATGAAATCGTCAAAAGATCTTTGTTGAAATTCTCTGACTTGTAGAGATCTTTGTTTCTCCTTGCGTTGTCTTTGAATACGCTTACCTCCTTTTCCAAATTCGTTCTTGGATTCATGCATATCGATAGCATCTTCTTTTTTGAAGATAAGTTTAAACAATCTATATACTATATAGATCAATATCGATGCAACACCAAGAATAACAACTTCAGAAAGTAGTGCCACGGATACATTGGCAATATCCTGCCAATAGCCTGAGACATCAATTCCAAAGTATTCTAGAAGTTGAAGTAGAAGACCCATCATATTACGTGATAATCTTCTTGCTATATTTTCAATATATTCAAAGCTTTTCGCTACGCACCAGACGGGCGCTTCAAAGAGACCTACGCCATTCCTTAAAATTCCTCCAATAGAGAAATTTGTATTCCAAAACGGCCGAATACCATTTATATAATATCCGAAAGTAAATCCTCTCAACCATATAGAACTTATCACTGGTCCACTCATATACACCGTATAAGGCAACAGATTTTGTGCTGCTATAGGTATTGTGTGAACTGCGAAAGCTCTTTGAGCTCTTGGACTAGTTATGAAAGCGTATAAATTCCTAGCCCAGCGTCTTGTTTGTCGACGCCAACTTGAAAGAAAAGCTTCGTCCAAAGCTGTGCGTAAAGCAGGTGAAACTAAGTACAACACTCTACCCATTTGGAATGCAGGACCCCATAAGTATTCACACATTAATGTGTCAACACATTTGACAATCCTTTGTCTCACGAAAGCGTCTTCGAAGGCTTGTTGTTCTTCTTGTTTGATATGCCATGCACCTAATGATGCTAGGAATTCATAGAGCCCTTCTTCTGTTCGAAAGACAGATTTATCAACTTTTCGTAGATTTGCATCATAAAGATACTCAACCCAATCTCCCAAACTATCGATAGTATCATATTCAACTCTATTAAGAGCGTCATTCATATCTTGCGCTACTGCACGAGTTATTTGATTGATACGTATCGCTCGCCTTACAGGATCAGAAGAAATATTGTCGTTTGCTGTACCAGCACTTGTCACAGAATTCAATCTACGACAGATAACTGTAACATCCGGAATCACCTCTTCGACTTCTTGCTCGATCGGTATTATTTCTTCAATTTCCGCTTCAGAAACAATTTCAGACTCTTCCTCAATGATCCTTTCTTCCACTTGATCATTGAATGTAACGTGTCGTGATGTCTCACTATGAGTCTCGTCAGGGATAGCTCCGAATATTTCATCAAGATAATCCTCCTCAAAATCCTCATCTTCATCGTCTGAAGGGCCGTGCATCTCAACAGGAACTGTCGTGGCTGTTGTCATCTTCAAGTTGAAAAAAGTCATATTCTCAATCATTTTCTGTACAACTTGATCGACCATCCCTTGCAAATCACATGATGGAAAAGCAGCATCTGCAGGAACAAATTTCCCTTTCGCGTTTTTGCGTGAAGGAGTATTTGCTACAAAATCGGTCATGCTACCGTGTTTTATTTCAAGATGCTTGAAATCTTTACCACCTTCATCCCATTTTTGAAAGTTTGATACTTTCTTAAAATGGTAAGTTAATGGAAAACGATTATGTAAAGCAGCGATGTGACTCACTGCAATAGATTTCGTTGGAAGCTCATTTGCTGTTGTTATACATAATAAGCCTCTAAAAGGTAAACCTTTCTGTTCAGCAACACCTTGAATTGTGCCAACGCAGGATGATGAGATATAAGTATACCACATCAAGTGATCCTTATTCTGTTTATCTTGAAACGCATCATCCATGTAAACAATTTCTTGTCCACAGTATCCGCTATCAAATTCCTCACGCTGATTAGCATCCCATTTTGCCCAGTCATTAGCATTTCCGAACAAAGCTGGAAACTCAGATAAACGAGCTTTCACACGTTTTACCAGTTCGTTAACAACTTCTGTCTTTCCTATATGGCTCTCACCAAATATGCAAACGCCTACAGGTAAAGGTCGAATACCAATACTCTTTCGAATAGCTTCAATCTGATTTAAGTAATCTTGTGCTTTCATAATAATATGATTACACTCAGTTACAATCTGATTATTTTTAATCTCTGGAATATTAATACTCCTAAGCACTTTAGATGCATGTTCAACATCTTTTTGATATTTTTCCACACGCTTGTAGTTGTCTGGAGCAACAAACTGTGATCCATGGAGAGCGAGCGTTCTCACGATCCATATATGGTCTTCTTTCAGATCGTTTACCATCTTATTGAGATCATTTAAAATCTGCCAATTTGCAGACTTACACAGACCCGTTGACTCAGCCACGGATCTTATGTGTTTCGAAATCACTTCAGCTGACTTACTATTTCTAGCAAATCTATCCATGTGTTTTCCAATTTGAATTTCTCCAAATTCAACATCAGCCATCGCAGCTGTTGATGCTATAAGAGGAATGAATTTCTCCATCTCTTCCAAACCATGCGGCACCATTGGATCAATAGCTTGTCCAGCCATCGTTGTTATTCGACCAATAGTTGAATTAACTATTGAAGTTTCCAATCCCAAAAGACTAGATACTTTAACAGCTTCCTCCAATACTTGGGTAACATTCTCACATTTTGCAAGGGTTGTTGCACATGCTCCTAAACCGATTTTATGTTTAGTAAATTCATGTGCTATTGACGTGAAGCCGGAACCAGCAGTTAAACTAGTCCCAACTTCTTGCAATCCATTAGAAACCTCTTTTATCGCAGTTGTAAAATGCTTACCTGCTGCTTCTGAAATTTTTTGAATAATAGTATCAAGACCATTAATGATCTTTTCAACCAAATCAATACCAATGTAACTCATATAGAGTCTCGATCCTATGACTGTCCATATTAACATAAAGAAAGTATGGGAGTCAAAGTAATGAGAACTCAAAAAGTGACATATAGCTGTTAAAATTATCAAAAACGGTTGTCCTCGATAACTAACTATAAAATCAATTAGTGGTTGCACCATAATTTATTCTTGAGAGGGGAGTGGGACTTTAGCCCAATCAGCCGCAATCTTACCATCTTTTGGGACGTAAGTAGCGGCTTTATTTCTCCATTCCTGAATAGATTTTAGAACATCTTCTAATTTTTCTTTTCTCAGAAGAGCTACAACTTTGCCTGGAGCTATCAACCAATCGTTTTTAACTTTCGGTGTTTTTGCTTTTACAGCAGCTTCTTGCCATTGTAATTCAAGCTTTACATGTTGAGCATAGAACAATCTCTTGTACTGTTCAAAGATCTTCACCTTTCGCTTAGCTTCCCAATTTTCAAGAGTCTCAGGAGTCTGCTTTAGAATATTCTTCCAAGCTTTTTCTTGAATTCCTTTAGGTCGGGGAACTGAAGATTGCTGAACAACTTTATTCGTCCAGCGAATAGTGCTTTTTGAGCGGATTAAACCTGCTGCCAATCTTTCAGCAAATGATTTTTCACCAACTCTCTCAGCATTAGCAGGTCTAACCTCTTGATTCACTGCTTTGGATCTAACTTCCTCCGGTAAAGTCATTGTATTTTTAATAACTTCAATCTTTTCAGTAGGAGTTTTGGCTCTATCCATGTTAACCAATTTGTTAATACCATCATCTTCGAATTTCGAAACTGGCATAGTATTTGATCTTGGTGGCATCTGAGGTTTAGATGTAGAAGGAGTTTTCTTCTTCTCTTTCTTAGCTTCAGTTTTTCCCTTTGGGGGTGGAAGCTTGGAAGTAGATGGTTTATCTGTTTTTTCAACAGGTATTAATATTTCCTTCTTTTCTGATTTTTCTTCAGATACTTTAGCAATTGATTTTTCCTGCTTTGGTTGCTCTTTAAGAGCTTTGATCTCGCGATCTTTCTCGGCTAGTTCAGCTCTGAGCAAGGCCAATTCCGTTGATTGTTGGGTAATGACCTTTGTTAATTCAGCTACTTGAGCTGATAAAGCAGCAATTGCTGCTAAAGTTTCAGAATCTTGGCGTACGCCAGATTGTGAAATTTCTTCTTCTTTCTTAATTGATTCCATTTTTGTTTCAATTTCGTTATCAACGGTTTTAAAACCGTCTCTTGGATCGTGAGACCCAGAATACTCTTCAATTTGAGAGCTTGTAGAATTTGTATTTCTACTTTGCAAATATTTGATTTTTTGATCGGCAATTTGCTTTTTGCGTTCGGCTACTGCCGCCCAGATCTCTTCCTCACTGTACCCAGTGAGCTGTTCGATCCCGGAAGTTGATTCTTCCTGTTGTAAAACAGAAATCTCATCATTATCATGTCTCTCAATTGGATCCATATCTTTTTTCTTTATTATAGGAAGTTTAGTTCCTTCTAGACCAAAAGCAAAGTTAGCTGGGGACAAGTATCGTTTATTAAACTTATCCTGAGTTTTACTTACTTTGATCTGTTCCTTCTTTTCCACTTCGGAATCTTTCTTTATCAGAGTTTTTCCGTAAATGAAAGAAGAACCATCAGTTTGATTTCTCATCATAAAATGATAATTAATCTTGAAGTCTCCTGTATCTTCATGGACTTCTTTATCGATGATTTTGACGGGGACTAATACATCTCCGTCGAATGATTTCTCATTGTAAAGTCTTCGATCATCATAAACGGGTGGTTGAACCACGGGTTGCAACTGATCGAGAGTCTTTTTAGTAGTATTAGTTGTCTTTTGACGTACTAAATCTACTTTACGTTGACCGTGCTTATTTGATTTAACAATTTGTTGATCTCCTTGTTTTTGTATCAAATCAAGCTTTCTCAATCTCTCTTCTTCGCGTTGTTGTGCAAGACGGAGCTGAGTTTCTTTTTGTTTTTGTTTTTTAGCCTTACGACTCATCGTAGTGCTAGGTCCAGGAACGGTTTTCTCCATGAAAAATTGTTTCGTACTTGAGAAAATTTCATCAAGTTTTTGATCAATTTTGTCGTCGTCCACTGGTTCGCAATCTTCCGCAAAAGGATCACTTTCGACAATGTAATTGTTAACTGCATGACTATTGATTTTCCCTTCAATAGGCGAGGCACAATCATCCTCTAAATTAGGGGCAGACGCATCTGACTCACTAGAACGCATCCTAGGAGATTTAGTGAAAAATGAATCGCAACTCATCTTTCGAAAATGTAGGTATGGTATACAAACTCAATC